GATTATGTGCAGGATAAGTTTACAGTAAACGAAGCACCTTACAGCATTATATTTAAGCTATCCTCTCCAATCCCTGCAAGCGCTAGAGTTGGAACAGAAATATGGATAGCACAACAATTAGGTGCAGACTATCCGGTCACAGATCTTACAATTACACCACCGGACTTAAAGCCACAAGCGTTTGAGATTGCTGGGCCTAATTTCGACGTATTAGCAAAGGTGCGTACCGGAATTTCGACCAATTATAAGGACAAAGATGACCTGACAACCACCGATACAAACACACAATATCAAATAGAGAGTAGGTTAGTAAGCAGTTCACTTGTTGAAGGTATTGAAATTAACACCGATTTTAGAAAGTTTGAAAATTTTGTAAAGTATAGTAATGCTGTTGAGCGTTTAAATGCATTCTTAAACAAAATTAAACTAATCGAAAGTTATGATGGACGCATCAAAGCGTTGACAACGGACCTAAACGGACTACCGAGTGCTAGTGCTTCAAGCAGTGTTGCATTTACAAACAACATAAACTCAGCACGAACTAAAAGGAGTAGTGTAATAGGGAGTTTTGATGCCTACGAACGTTATTTATATTACTCATCTGCGAGCTACGAAACAAGCTCTTTTGGAGAGTTTTATCCAACCACATGGCCGAAGCAAAACAGCGCACAACCTTACTTGCAATATTCGTGGACATCTTCACAAGCAGAGGCTTGGTTTGAAGGATCTATTGCATCCGCAAGCTTACATGACACCAACAACATTAATGCCTTAACAAAGAGCATACCATCACACATCGTAGAAGACACGGATAACGAAACCTACACAACATTGGTGCAAGTAGCTGGGCATTACTTTGATGATATCCTTCCGTATATTAAGGAATACACCAACAGATATAACCATACACAAAAGCTGTCCGAAGGTTTAAGTAGAGATCTACTATATGTGATAGGTGAAAATCTAGGATTTGAGTTTGAAAACGGATCATCATTAGATGACTTATGGAGTTACGCCTTAGGAACCGATGCAACTGGCAGCTCTAATACAGCATACAACACTACTATTGATGATACGATGAAAGGCATCTGGAAGCGTATCATTACAAACCTACCATACTTAATAAAAACAAAGGGTACGGAGCGGTGCTTACGTGCATTAATTAATTGTTTTGGTATTCCAGACACAATTCTACGTATTAAAGAATATGGAGGTCACGAAGGAGGATTTGACAAAAAATCTGATCTAGTATATGACCGGTTTTATTATGCGTTTGTAGCAGGATACAACGGACAAACCTCAGGATTACCAGCACAACAAATTAAAGCTCCTTGGCAAGCTGTATCGCAGAGTGGATTGTTTCCACAAACAATAGAGCTTCGTGTAAGAATGGCTGATAACCAGACTAAAGATCAAACAATATTTGAAGTACCAGATCTTTGGAAGGTTCGAGCTTTTCAGAGCGCAAGTGATAAATATATAGGATTTTTCTTAAGCGGTAGCCAAGGATGGGCGACAGCAAGCGTATCAACATCTTTGTATGATACTAACACGCAGGACCCATACACAGATCAAGATACAAGATGGCATCACATTGCGCTAAGACGAGAAGCTCAAACTGATACTATTACAGACAATCAAACATACACATTGATTGTTAAAAGTACAAAGTACAATAAAGTAGTATCAACAACAACTGCTTCCCTTTTCGTTGATGGTAGTACAAGCTCTTCATATAACAACTCGTTCACAACGACAGACAATGTATGGATACCAGGTAGTGGATCATATGCGTTAGCAGATTCACACTCAATGGACCTATTCTCTGGAAGCGTTCAAGAGTTTAGATATTGGACTTCTGAATTGCAAGATGCAATATTAGATAATCATGCATTAGCTCCAACGAGTTTCCAAGGTAATACAGATGGAGTGTTTACAGGAAGCACCTCAAGCTTTGATACTTTAACTTATCGATTAGCATTAGGTACAGACAATAAAACAACACTTGATAACAACTACCCTGCTACTTCTAGCTTTGATTCACAACACCCTAATCAAAGTATTGCCGTACCATCAGCTTCTTTCTACAACATTACCAGCTCAGCATATTATCGCGTTATTGAGCAGAATTCGTTGGAGTGGCCTGATTTAGGTGCAAACAGAAGCATATCATCAAAGATCAGGATTGACAGTACAGTATTAGTAGACACTCAACTGTTTCCAAATAATAAAGTTGAAAAACCTCTAACAGATAACAATCCACCTGACAACGCAAAGTTAGGAGTATTCTTATCACCTATGAATGAGGTAAATCAAGATATCGCAGAGCAGTTTGGAGGAATAAGTATTGATGATTATATTGGAGATCCGTCACACCTATCATTAGAGGATTACCCAGATCTTCAAAGTCTAGCACGCATATACAGTAAAAAGTATACAGCCAATAACCGCCCAATGGAGTATGTCAGATTACTGACACACTACAATGCTGCGTTGTTTAAGCTAATTCAACGCTTTGTGCCGTATAGAGCTAACACACAGACTGGATTACTAATTGAACCAACAATCCTTGAGCGTAGTAAGATATCAACACCACCGCCAGTAGTAGAAGATCTACAGTATACTGCATCATTGGTGTTAAGTCCTGATGTACTTTTTCCACCATCTGGTGAGGTTGAAAATGGAGCTAATGATCCACAGCCGCAGTACGTTGAAGCAGCAACAATAGGAGGAGATCAGTCAGATTATTTAGTCTTAGAAGGAGATGCTGAGGCAATTCTTCCACAAAACAATGAAGCGAGTATTGATTTACAACCAAGCTCCAATGGATTGTACGGAATTGTTGCAGACAATACACAAGATCCAGTACTAATACTATCAGAAGTTAGCGGCAGTAACTTTGAGTTAGTAGATGGAACGGTTGATTTAGCTATTACACAAACGGGGTGGAATTCTAGATATCAAGGATCTAAGTACATATACTTCACCTACAACTCAAGCGGAAGCGATCCAAGAGTGCTTACCTACGTGACAGCTAGTAGGTATGATACTTGGGAAGCAATAAACCCAAGCATACTAACAAGCAGGTTTAGTGAGCAGAGTAGTCCAGATAACTTTAAGTATCAAAAAGATGTATGGAATTACCAAGCCTTAGAAAAATACTACAGCACACCTGTGTTTACACAATTTACAAGTTCAGAAGCAGCACAAGAGAATTTTTGGACAAACAATTTTGGATTACGATTCTCAAGCTCATACGCAGGAACAACGCCATACGCTACACCGTTTCTGAATGGCGCTAGTGAACCTAGATGGATATTGAGTGGATCACGATACGGTACAGATGGTGCAAGTGGCCCATTTAACGGATTAAACTTTAATTCCAAAGCAACTGGAAACTTTACTGGATCAGCAGTGTTAGATTCATTCTTCAACGAAAGAGAAGATGCTGACACAACAAACTACGGTTATCGCATTAAAGGATCAATCGTACTGATTAATGTTGGTGGAACAAATGCCGGTGCTGTAATATTCCAAGCTGGAAAACAAGGATCACAATTCACACACACTGAAAACACGTTCACTGGATCCGGAACTAAGGATACTGTTAACTTTGATTTTATAACACGCGCAGACGGATCTGAGCTAATAATAACCGTCCAACAATCTGTAAATACGGAAGGATATGTGTGTATTCAAAATTTACAAGTACAACCACTAAATTACTTTGAGTCGGTACAAGATTATCATCTATGGAATAGTAGAGGTATGGTTAACGCAAGATATGAAGGATGCAAACTAACATCAGTAGATTACAACGTAGATAGTCCTGATACAGTAGATGGAGGACCAGTAATAACAATAACAGAAGGAGGAGGAAAGATACTCATAGCAAAACCTAGCAATCAAAGGGGTACATTCCAAATTCGATAGGGTTTTCTAAAACCCGACATATTTATATATAAACGCTAAAACAACAGCACAAAGTGGGATATTTAGACAATACAACAGTAACAGTCGATGCTATATTGACTAACAAAGGACGAGAGATCCTTGCGGCAGGAGGCCGACTAAACATCGTAAAATTCGCTCTATCTGACGATGAAGTGGATTACGATTTATGGAATCCAGCTCACACATTGGGAACAAATTATTACGGAAAAGTAATTGAAGACATGCCAGTTTTGGAAGCGCTTCCTGATGAGACGCAGATGATGCGATACAAGCTACTTACTCTGCCTAAGGATGTTATCGGTATTCCGGTAATTAGTATACAGCCATCGGCTATTACATTCACTTCATTAACTCAAGAGATTACAGTAAGACCAAGCACATTGAACTTACAAGGAGCAAATGAAACAAACGGATACACAGCTATTCTAAGTGACGATACAGTTGCTACATTAGAGGTAGCATCTGACGGAGGAGTCCTTAGAGCTCCACGAGGAGGAGTAGCGCCATCTGGAAACACAGATTTAGCTAACGCTGCAACTAGTTTTATCGACGACGAGACAACAAGTGTAGCAACAAGAGGTAAGTCAATAACTCGAACTGGTAGTAAGTTTGTTTTAAAAGCAAAACCGCAAGCAGACTTAACTAAAACAGTTAAAGCGTTGTTAACAATCGTAGGAAACGAAACTGGTGGATTCAAAACAATAATCATCACAGTTGATCCAACTAACTTTAATACACTAGACGTAGGAACAGCATCACCATCACCCGTTGGAGTAGCACCAGCACTTTAATAAAAAAATAAGCAATGGCAGAAATATATAAATCGTTTACCGGAGACGATATTGTAACAGGAGACACACAAATAATCTCTCAACCGGTCTGGTCAGAGAACATGAACCCATACTCACAGTCCTTTGGAGGATCGAGTGGAATTGGATTCTTTACCTCATCAGCGCAAGTATCGCAATCTGGGGAGTACTATGTAAACACATACCATAGAAACCCCGCCGATCCAAACGAATCAGCACAAGCAGCTATTCAGTTTGCAATTGCTTATGGTCACAGATTGGGTAGCGGATCTTATGGTGATCCAAATACAGTAGGACAAAATGAAAACGATACACCAACAAGAGCAATATACTCACAATATCGTAACCAACTACTACCTCCAACAGACACAGCATTTACATTTGGTAGTGATACACCAGACGAAATCATTGTATTCAACATTGCAAGAGCAAGATTCAGACAAAAGATTGATCCAGGAAACTGGGAGCTAAGAATAGCATCAGGTACTTTAGCTAATGGAGCTACATCATATATGTCGTTCATAGACAATAGTGGTGAAGAAGAAACACCTACACTTAATGAAGCGGGTAGAGTAATTGGAATCTATAGTGGATCAGGAGCAGTAACAGCCTCTAACGCGGTTTACGGATTATTTTATCCAGACCATGGGGTGTTTGTGTTCAATGCCACACGTTTAGCATCTGAAACTGGAATGCCAATTAATTCGGGATCAGCTGCGACACTGTCAGCTGCATCAATTCAACCTAAAAACTCAGTAACAGCTTCCTTATACGTATCATCATCAACATACTTTGCTGCACGAAGCGAAGAGAAGGTGACAAGTACACACTACTTTGTTCGAGTGACTAACAAAAACTTTAACTTTTCTAACAACCCAACATTCGTAACGGGAAGCACAGGACAGTTTAGATTTGCTAGCATGTTGAGAAATCCAAGCGTTTATATTACTACAATTGGAATGTACGATGACAACAACAGATTAGTAGCAGTAGCTAAGTTAAGCAAGCCTTTGTTGAAAAGTTTTAATCGTGAGGCACTTATAAAGGTAAAATTAGACTACTAACAATCCTTATTACATTATAATAAGACAGACCCGTGGACGCAGAGCGACTGCGGGTTTCTTTTTCTAAGCCTATTTATATACAATGGCAGGTATATTCAAAAATCTCGATGCATCTGATATAAGGCTTACGCCTTTCCGATCACACAAAAAGTGGAATAGCACAATCTGTTACGATGACTACTACACAAATGTACAAGCCAATCCAGAATCCATCGGGTTACTAGAAAACGAAGTGACACGAGTGTATGTTTCGGATGCGAGTTCAAGTCGCCTATTAAAACTAAACCAGAGCGATAGGTACGAAATACTAGCAGACGAGATAGTGACCAATTTGACAGCAAGTGAGTATGGACAAGACTACGCAAGAAGCTATGTAGCGTCTTATGGTACTAATGATTTAACAATGTCCGATTCTGATTTACAAGTTGCTGCTGGAGGAACCTATAGCAGTACGATTGTAAACCACATAACAGACGTTTCGTATGCGGTATCATCTAGCAGCACATCCAGCTATATGTTTGTGGTTGGAGAGGGTGGAATATCAGGAAAGGAGTTTAGTACGCTTGATGGTAACTTTATTGGCAGTGAGTATACACCAACAGGGATAGACGATGCAGTTACTGGATCATTTGTAGCAGTAAACGCTGAAGGTAAGCTAAATAACGATAAGATAGTTGCGTTAGTGTCGTCTGGATCTTTAGGTGTATTTGCGGTATCCTTTACTGGATCATACACGGATCCACTAAACGCGCAAACAAGTAGCTCAGTATCACCTGGCAGTGCCTACGGATTTGGATTTTATGGAGCAAGTGTGTACGGAGAAAGCATTCCAGTAACATTAAAAACTTTTTTATATTGCGGAACGCAGGATCTATACTTTGCTTTATTTGAAGACGGACTTTTGTATAAGGTACAACCTAATGCAACATCTACATTAGTAGCTGGTAACGTAGCTGAAATACTACAAAATAAGAGCAACTTTGTGTCAGGCTCAATTAATTACCAAACAAGTAAAATACACGTAGTGTATAATACCGGAGAAATTGGTATTGATTTAGTAGCAACAAACACTGGATACAACGAAGCTTCTTATGAAAAGTTAATAGATGCACGCCAATGGGCATCAAGAAAGCCTATTGTTAAGGCAACAATCCAACAAAATCAAACCCCTGCTACAATAGGAATTTTTGCAGGCACAACTAGTAGTCTAGCAGAGCAGGTATTCTTTACAATAAACCCAGATACTTACGAAATTGGCAATCCGTGTCACTTTGGAGCAACAAAGGGCGATATGCGTATTGGGGTGGGAAACAGGGCTGATAACAATATTGACGTATTTATAGGATTCAGTTCACTTTTTAGTGAAAGGTTTATTGAGATGTCAAGCACAGAACCAGTATTTCAACTTTATAAAGCAGATTACAATCCTATTCCATCGCACCCAAGCTACAACCCATTAAATACGTTGTTTGATCAAGGTAGTCCAACCTTTGATAGATATGAAGCTGTGACGTGGGAGGGTAAATTTCAACGAGTTGTACATAAATCTCTTAATCACTTATTCTACGAAAGCTTTTATGATAATACAAAAGCTGTGTTTGGAAACGGAAACATAAACAACCAAGTACGACTCATAGAGGACCAAGCATATATTATTGATCTTCCACAATCAAAATACGGAGAAGCCATCCAACAAAGTTCCGTAATCATAAACACAAGCTACAATATAAGCGGTAGTAACAATAATTCCCTCACAATTGTAGACGATCTTTTTGGCAACTTATACGTGTCTGGAGGATTAGTGTCTCCAGTAGATGCTACATACCAAGCATCAGGATCCATGTCGTTAAGTCCTGCGGGAGAGTGGCCGACAAAAGATTTGTATAAGTACAACGGAAAAGGAGCACAAAGCTTTACTAGCAGCTTTAATCAAGGAAACTGGCAAATGCAAACGGTATATAAAAACATTACGTTTACACAAATAACCGGATCTGAATTGCCTATACCATCACCAATTGATTTGCTAGGTGTTGTTCCTACATTTGACAGCTTAGTATCCTCAAGCATACATATATCACCATCTCAAGTTGGCGAATATCGTCAATCATATAATTTTGAAAACGGCGACTTTGCGATATCATTCATGATCAGACCTACAGAGGTTTCATCACATCCATCTGGATCAATAGTACTAGCAAAACAAGGGCAAGCTGAGGATTATGGGGTGGATATTAATGGAAACGTATTTAGCTATTTGGCTAATACCAAATCACCATATCGTATTCGAATGAATTCAAGCTATGAATTATTATTTGAACGCGACGATTTATTTGATTTAGCAGTAGTGTCGGGAAGCTTGACACAAAATCAACTACATCACGTTGTAGCTATGAAAAGTGGCTCTAATTTGTATATGTATGTAGATAATACGCTAACTCAAACAGCTAGTGATCTATCAAATGCAAGCGCTTGTTCAAACAAGTCGGACATCTACATTGGAAACTTAGACACAAAAGAGAGAGGTTTTGATGGACTGATTGATAACGTGAAAATATACCCATCATCACTAGGGGAAGCAGATAGATCGTTATTATATCACACTCTAGGAAGAGGAACCACCATCGTTGGCAACGCTTTCTATAACCACGGAATGCTGGTGTTAGGATCAGTTACATCTCGCTTCATGGATATTAAAAGCGCAACTGCTCGAGGAACTCATACAATTTGGGAAAAGGAAATATCATGCACAGTAGGAGCAGGAGATTTCAATCGAACAAACAATCCAACAATACAGCAATACAATCCGGTTACTAATCGATATGAGTTTAAAAGCTTCACAACTGGATCTGATTTCAAACCGTATGTCACATCTGTGGGTTTGTATGACGAGTACGGACAGCTGTTAGTGGTAGCAAAGTTAGGGTTTCCAATTAAGTTACCAAATAATGTAGATACAACGTTTATAATAAGATATGACAAGTGATGGAAGATGATTACGATGACTGGTTTCCGGACCAAACAATTTGAATATGGTAAGACGAAAGGTTTCAAGAAGAGCAGCTGCTCGAAAAAAAGGATACAGAAGTGGGTTGGAGGAAGACATAGATGATACTCTAAAGGCTCAGGGCGTGGACGGTGAATATGAACAACACACAATAAAATACACTAAGCCAGCTACCAACCACACATATACTCCAGATTTTAAACTACCTAATGGAATCTTCATAGAAACAAAAGGTCGCTTTGTGTTAGAAGATAGAAAAAAACACTTGCTCATAAAGGAGCAACATCCAACCGCTGACATTCGCTTTGTGTTCCAAAATTCCAAAAACAAAATCCGAAAAGGATCAAAAACAACCTACGCAGATTGGTGTAAAAAGAATGGATTTCAATACAGCGATAAAACGATACCAATAAGTTGGTTAAACGAGTAAAATTATGTATATTTAGTCTATGAATACATCACAGACTGAGATTGTAATGAAAGCGTTGCATGGCCATCTAGGGAAGTCAGTGTCACGCAAAAACGGAGAAAGAAGCTTTCATTGTCCGTTTTGTAACCACTACAAGCAAAAGCTTCAAGTAAACATTGAAACGCAGAAATGGCATTGTTGGGTATGTAACGCAAAGGGGCAGACTATCAACTCTCTTTTACATAAGTCTAACGCACCAACCTACACATTTGATGCAGTTAGAGCGGTATATGGTAATGTACACCTAACAAAGATTAAAAAATCGGATACATCCATTACATCACTACCAAAAGAATACAAACCACTGTATGTTGCTAAACCGTCACCATATCAAAAAAATGCAATGCACTATGCTATTCACAAAAGAGGATTATCACCAGTAGATATTGTAAAGCATGAAATAGGATACTGCGAATCAGGCCCTTACGGAGGAATGCTAATTGTTCCAAGTTATGATGAGGACGGCTTCTTAAACTATTTCATAGGTCGTAGCTTTTACGACACACCACTAAAACACAAGAATCCATCTGTATCTAAGGATGTAATTGGTTTTGGAAGCAACATAAACTGGAGTGAACCAATTGTGATTGTCGAAGGGGCTTATGATGCGATCACTACAAGAAGAAATGCAATACCATTATTTGGTAAAAAGATACTACCAACACTGAGAGCACGTATATTAAAAGAGCGTCCTCCTAAACTATACCTTGCACTAGATTCGGATGCATATAAGGACAGCTACAGTGAAATTGAGTATTTTATAAACAACGGACTTGATGTCTATTATGTAAATTTGCAAGATAAAGATCCAAACGAAACAGGACACGAAGGTATGTTAAACGCAATACAAAACGCTAATCAAATAACATTCTTTGATCTTATTCAATTTAAAATAAACTTATGATAAACAAAATCAAAAGTAATCTCAAACAAGTAGATTGTATATTTCATATAGCAGATGTACATATACGTAACTGGAAGAGACATAAAGAGTTTAAGAGTGTTTTTGATCGCATGTTCAAAGAGCTTGATAAGTGTCCAGAGAATACAATTGTAACTGTAGGAGGAGACATCGTGCATGCTAAAACAGAGATGAGTCCGGAACTGATTCGCATGTGCTCTACCTTATTCGAAGGATTAGCTAAACGCTTTCCAACGATAGTAATCACAGGTAATCATGACGCTAATCTCAACAATCCACACCGCTTAGATGCACTCACACCTATTGTAGAAGGATTGAACATACCTAACCTATTCTATCTACGTAACTCAGGATTATACAAGATAGGTGACATTGCTGTGAGTGTGATGTCTTTGCTAGATGCTGAGGAAGATTACGTCACTTACGATAAGATCGACAATCCAGATCAGTATAAGAAGCTAGTTGCGCTATATCATGGTACAATTGCCAATAGCAAGGTGGATAGTGGACTTGTACTCGAGCATGGACTGGCTTGGGATACATTCGCAGGATTTGACGTAGTACCGCTTGGAGACATACATAAACGTCAGGTACTGAGTAAACAAAACCCTGCAATATTCTATCCTGGATCGTTAGTGCAACAAAACTTTGGAGAAGCTTATGATGGCCATGGGTATGCGATTATAGACCTAACAAAGAAGGATGAGGTACCATACACTTTTCACGATATCGTTAACGATTACGGATATTATACGTTAGATGTAGATAATGGAGTGCTACCAGATAACTTACCAATAACAAGCAAGACTAGCTTGCGTATTCGCACAACAAACACAGACGCTGCTCAACTCAAACGTGTACTAGCTACTATTCGTAAGGAGTACAAAAACAAAGATGCAGTAATAATCAAACTCGATAAACATAACAGTGGAACGAGTGCTGGACTATCTGACGCAACTCTTAATCAAGGTGATATACGAAATGTAAGTTATCAGAACGCATTGCTAGAGGAGTATCTAACTGATCAAGGAATAGATCCGGAAATAATCACAAAAACACTACAAATAAACAAGAAACTCAACCAGGAATTGCAGACCCTAGACATAGCACGCAGTGTAGTGTGGAAACCTAAAAAGTTTGCATTTAGCAATATGTTTAGCTATGGAGAGGGTAACGAGATCGACTTTTCAACAAAGAGTGGAACTTGTGGTTTATTTGCTCCTAACCACATGGGAAAGTCTGCTGCGCTAGACGCTTTGTGTTTTTGCTTATTTGACCAATCATTTAGAGCTAAGTCTGCTGATCAAGTGCTCAACAGAAAGAAAGAAGAGTTCGAGTGTACTTTCAACTTTGAGCTGGAAGGAACGGATTATTTTATTCACAAAAAGGCATTCAAGTACAAACACGGTGCGTTGAAGGGTAGGCTGCGTGTAGAGATAGATTTTTGGATGATTAACGAGAACGGCGATCAGGTATCCCTTAACGGAGAGCAGAGACGTGATACTGACAAGATCATTCAATCCTATGTTGGAACTTTTGATAACTTTATATTAACAGCATTATCGCTACAAGGTAACGACTCTAACTTTATAGATAAGACACAAAGTGAGAGAAAGGATTTGTTAGCTAACTTTCTCGACGTAACCATATTTGATCAGCTATACGACTTAGCAAATAAAAACAATAGAAAGGCTGCAATTACTTTAGAAGAGTATCAAAAGCAAGATTTTGAAACAAAACTAGGTGATGCAGAAAAGGATTTTGATATATACAAAACAAAGCATGAGGAGGCAGAAAAAGAGCTTACTCATGCTAAGAACGTAATGCAAGAAATCAATGATGAATTGATGGAATTAAACAAAGAGCTTCAAGCGTGTAAGGGTGATGATTTAGATATTGACCAATTAAACAAAGACCTAGATACAACACAAACACAACTAGACAAGTATGAAGCCTTAAAGAAGGTATCGACTGAAAAGTGGGAAGCTGCAAAGAAGAAATTAACTGGATTAGAGAGTGACAAAGAGCGAGCACTTAACTCCTTTGATGCAAGCCTCTACAACGACTACCAATCCGAGTTAGGAGCTATGGTCATGTTAGATAAAGAGTTAGACACAATGAAACTCACAATCAAAAATAAGCTAGAAAAGCTCGAAAAATTAAACCAACACGAATATGATCCAAACTGCTCTTATTGTACTTCAAACGTATTTGTCCAAGATGCAATAAAGACAAAGCAGGAGCTTGAACAAGACAAGCAGACGGTAGCTGACTTTCTACAAAAGCGTAATAGGGTGGTTGAGTTTCTCGAGAAAAACAAAGAAATTCAAGACCAAGCTGACTACATAAACAATCTAGCTACACAATACAATGCAGCTCGAGCCGATAAAAGCGATGCCGAGACAGCATACGAAAAAATCAAATCACTGATAACGCGAGAAAAGTCAACAATCAAGCGTATTAACGGTGACATTAAGCTATACAACGAGTCGCGTGTGATTATTGAGAGTAATGAAAGAATCCAAAATCAGATCAGTGAAGTCAACAAAAAAAAGAATAAGCATGCCATTGTTGTGTCCAAGCTAGATAAGGAGGAGAAGGATTATTATGGTAAGATGGAAGTATCGGCTAGCACAATCGCAGAGTGTAACCGTACAATTGAACGAATGAAGGAGCTGCTAGAAGAACAAGATGCCTACAACGCATACTGCAAAGCTATGTACAAAGATGGTATTCCCTACCAATTAATAAGCAAAGCAGTACCATATATTCAACACCACACTAATCTAACATTAAATCAGATCACAGACTTTGAGGTAGAGTTAGAAACGGATGGAAAGAATATCAACGCATTCATAATGTATGACGACGATAAGTGGCCATTAGAGCTGAGTTCGGGGATGGAGAGGTTCCTAGCATCCATTGCAATTCGTATAGCATTGATAAAAGTAACGAACCTACCAAAACCGGATTTCATTGCAATTGACGAAGGGCTTGGAGTGTTGGACAGCACTAATCTCAACTCAATGCATACGTTATTTACGAGCATGAAAGACACATTCAGATTCAGCTTAGTAATATCACATATTGATATTGTTCGTGATATGGTTGACACTATAATAAGCGTTGACAAGAAAGGTGATCATTCGTATATAAACTGTTAGCATACTATTTATAGTATATGAGCTTACTATCTTTCTATAAGCAACCACAACCACGTGGATATGATCAAGGGCAGTACCTTATTGAAGATACTAGCACCAACTCACCCGACTACTTTGAGGTAACACAGTTTCCAGATGTAGTGGGTGGAGGGCGTTATTTGATTAAGCTAAAAGGTAATGGAATTAATCTACGTACAAACTCCTCAATCGACGTTGAGGTAATAGATGCAGAAGGAAACAATATGTTTGCAGAAGTTGTCGATTATGTAGATAGATTTGATGATTATTACATTACGTTAGAGGTGTATGACCAAACACCAAGAGGATTGGCTACTGTATATCTGGTTGGTGAAGCGGTTGTTGATCTTGAAGGTAATTCCATACAACCAACTACGCAAGAGCAGTACAACGTGAGATGGTCACGAACAATCAATGTACTACCTTTTGAACGTAACACAGCAGAACTTGTATTTAACAATCCACCTCAGGTTGATATTATCCAAGTAACAACACCAGAAAAGGAGTTCATAGCAGCTGAAACTACAGCAAGCATCTATTCAGTTTATACATCAAGCGTTGATGACTATACTATTGTGTCTGCAAACTTTAAGGGATACGATAGAGACTTTGGATCTGGAAAAGGTATTTTAGATACAAGATTACAGAGTCTACTACTTAACCCTCTACAAAAACCATCAACTAATAATTCAGTAAACTCATCAGTGAGAGGACGATCCACTGAAATCCAAAACGGATACATTAGAGAGCTTACTTCAAGATTTAATACAGTAGTAAAGTCAGCAGATCGGACAATCCAAAAAGACTTTTTAGGAGGAAGGTTTGAGTTCTTTAGTTCGGAAAGCACACCAAAGGTACTTGAACCAACCCTACCAAGTAACTATGTGGTATCAGGAAGCACGGCTGGACAGCTTACTTTATTCAATGCTGACATCATTGAAGTGATGACAGATACAGAAATGAGAATATCAGAGCCTATCGAGATAACTACGCTTGACACAAATATATCAAGGCGAGGATATACAACAAAGCAACGATACCGAAAAGCATCAAACTTCACAGGAAGTATAACATATCTACCATCTGATGCGGCTTTTGTTACAAGCTCAACTGTGAGTCAATCATATTTAGAAACCACTTTTAGCGATCTCAAACCAATTAGTGGTGAAGTGTATCGTATTAAAACTTACTACAAAAGAGGAACCTCAACTGGAGATTTCAAATTAATATACGATGCAGTAGTAACGCCAGTTGAATATTTAACAGACGCTCAGTTTCCAAACCAAACGACATACGCAAAACGAGACTCTGACTTCAGACTTATAGGACATTTTACAGCAGATGAGATTGCAAATGATTACTGGGAGTACCTGGTAGAAACGCCAAGAGCAATCTATCCTGGATTTACACCGACTATTAACAGTTCATCGTTGCACGAAAGCTTGCCAATTGAGTGTAGCTATACACACTCTGGATTACTAGCACCACAGTTTAATCAAAATTACAACGAGGGTCAGATATACACTCTAGCTTTTAATGTAACAATGGATGCCAACACAGAGCTTGAGATTTACATGAATAGTGATCCATTAAGCACAAACACAGTAATACCTCAGACATATACCAGAGCGTTTATTAAAGATCCAAACCTAGAGAAGAATAGGTACTCAGACGGCAGTAATAGGTTTGGAAAGTTTGTAGGTAGAATACAAAACAAAAGAGGTACCAATAAGTATTACGGTAGAGTTGAGTTTGATTTTACAACAGATGCTGCAGGATTAGGAAGACCAGTGTTTAGATCCAAATCAATTGACTATACAGACATAACCGGCAATGTATATGTGAGCGAGATCAGCATAAAGCCGTTAGCAATAAATGGATTCTCACCAAATCTAGTGCAATACCAAATACCATTCAACACTGAGATAGATGAGATACTAACAATATCACAATCGTTGGATTTTAAGATTGAGTATTTTGATTACACTGGAAAGCAGTCGGAGTTCGTTACATACATAAACGATTTGCAGGTAAACATAAAAACAGACATACCATCCAACACCTGCCAAGCACAAACAACAGACTTTATGATGATTGTAAGAGGAGTAGAAGACGGTTTAACTTCATAAAACATGGCAAAAATAAAACAATACGCATTTGGTCACGCTTTTAATTTTTTTTACAAATACACACCTTCGGGTAGTGATTTGCTAACATCCGGATGGCCAAATCAAGATCTAGGTTCTACATCCAACCAGACATATGTTCTTAATGGTTACATGAACATGAGCCTGCAGACAATGCTTACACGACATACAGCTTCATTAAACTCAACTCAAGGAGCTTTGCCGTGGGGAAGTCCAGCAGCTGATTATTTATGGAACGTATTAGTGCCATCTGCTTCTGTATCGCAGGAAGAGGTCCCTATATCAGCAAGTTTTAACGCCAATTTTATTACAACGTACACGTTTACATATAACAGTGCCAGTTTTATGTATAGTGATTGGGAGCTTCTTCCAGGAGTCGGAGGTTTCGGCTTAACTGAGTACCCTATTACATCTAGCTGGATTGCATACGAACCTAAACTTATCAACTCAAACAATCAATATAAAATTGTTAGAGAAGATACCACTGGTAGTGCCACCTACTTTCCAGCAACAGTTTATCAAGATGGAGATGGATCACCACTACAACCATATGCAACTCCAACTGATTTTGATACAACAGTTCCGCAGTATGCTTATAACCGAGCCCCATCACTAGGAGTTCAAAATCGATACCCTCCTGGATTTGTACCAACTACATTTACATATGGAGACTTATCCACCGGATCCTATGATGGTAGATTCTTTGATGTATCAGGAGGCTGTGGAATAACAAGAGCAAGTATAAGTGCATCTTTGGTAGAATGGGACAACAATAAAGCAAGCTCACTACTAGTTGCTAGATCGGCAGCAACAGCAGCGTTAAAGAAGAGAAGGTTGTTTTTTCCAACAACATCAACTGGGAGTGGGACTACTACAACCTGGTTCGAGTTTGCACCTAGTATGATTGGAATTGGTTCTAATGAATACTTTGATGAAAACGGAGGGATATATAACGTCAAGTTTAATCTCATGCGAGATGTTGCAAATGATTTTTATCCCGATAGTGGTGAAGGTAGTGAGCTGCTAGTGTTTATATTTAATGTACAAAGCACAATACAGCAATCAGGTAATGCGTCTGAACCTGGCGATATAGGATACTATCCACCCAATAACAACATCATTCGAATAAAGAACACTCCTGCCATGTCATTTTTTAATCCAGCAACTGGCTACTTAATTGAGAGTTTTAACATAAACGTTGTACAGTATGGAACAAATGCCCAACTAGTATTTGAAGCTAGTGGAAGTCTGGGTAGTGAAAAATACTTTGGCTGCATAATTGATGATGTCCAATTCTGTAAAATAGGAGTTTCAACAGACCCAGCTTTAATCAAACCAACAACAATTGGAGAGGCAATAGCTCCACCTGCGCTTCCAGACCTATAATTATGATAAACAATAGCAAAATCAGAAACGTACAAACAAAGTTTCCACCAATCGAGGGATTGGTAAACGGAGAAACTCTAGGTAAGATTAGATTGAAAAATCTATATCCTAGTTGGAATGGAGAGAATGTGAACGACATTAAAGCTAAGCACGATAATAATCCATACCTAGTACGCATAGGAACGCCAGGAACAGATAATCAGCTTAAAAACGACAGACTATACTTCATATCACACTACCTTTCCTACAATCCAATCACACAAGATATCGAAGATCGAGATATCATTACACGACGAGTGATGGATAGGTTGTATGTAGGACAGACGACTTTAGAGGGGGATTATGATAACTATAAAATGTTTGTTAATGGCAACATAGTAGCAAATGATATGTTTCTAACACAAAGCGATAAGATCAGCAAAGTATCGTTAACCAAGTTAGTAGTAAAGCTGCTCGATAGAGTGGATCAGCTTTCAAAAGAAGTAGCGCAATTGAAGGTTAAAACGAAAACGAAGCCTATTTATACAAAAGATTCTAATTAGATGAACAAGTTAACACAGTACCTTGTTGAAGGTATCTTAAAGGAAGTTGGAGAAGGGATCACTGTAATGCTTCCAGGAGGATTCAAACCTCCACACGAAGGTCATTATCAGCTAGCAAAAGGGTATGCTGACATGTCACAAGTTAAGGAAGTTGTAATTCTCATCGGACCAAAGGATCGAGACGGAATCACAGTTGACGATAGTGAGAAGATTTGGGATATGTTGATCGGTGGTGATAGAAATATCAGAGTGCAAAGATCAAAATACCCAAGCCCACTACTAACAGCATATAAGTATATTGAAGATGAAGCGCAGCAAGGAGAAGCCTATGCGCTTGGATCGAGTAGTAAGGGTAGCGATTACGATCGTATTCGAGGGTTTGTTGATCAACACCAGAAAGATGGTAAGTATCACAAACCAGGAGTATCAGTAGTAGAACTTCCATTAGAACGATCAAAGCCAATCATATACAAAGGACGTACAGACGATGAGAATGGTAAGCCAATGAGTGCATCTCAGTTGAGAGCAGATCTAGCAGCTAACGATTTTGAAAACTTTAAGACAAATTACCCAAGCATAAAATCTCCACAACAGCTTCAAACGATCTTTGATACGCTTATAAAAAAAAAGATGAGCGAGGATGGAGCGGGTCTCTCCCAATCTACTTTGGATGAAGTAGTTTTACGTAAACATTTTGAAGCTTTTAAAGATCTTAAAAGCAAATTTGATGCATTTATCGATAAACTAAAACAAGAAAACAGAGAAACCAAGCAAGCTTTTCGGAAATTAGTAAATGCAATAAAGACTGGAAAAAGATTAGATAAATCAGAAAAGAAAGAGATCGGTGATCAAATGAAAGATGTCCTCAAGCTAGCAGGCATCACCGCAGCTTCTGTAATGCCTGGAGGAGTAATATACCTATTGCTGGCAAGAGTACCAGCCCTCAAAAAACACATGACACCATCAGCTTTCTTAGCTGAAGGTCGCATTCCACTAAACGAAGGAGGAGCAGCTGGACACATGGCACATCCATACGAGGATATGGATATGACGTTTGATGACATCGAAGATATGATTGATGCAGCTCTATCTGGTAAAATTGAGTATGCTCAAGAGAAGCTAGACGGTCAAAACCTTATGATGACCTATAAGGATGGACAGCCTTTAGCAGCAAGAAGAAAGACTCAACTCAGAAATGCATCCGAAACAGCTTTTACAAAAACGGAGTTTGAAAAGGTAAACGAAAAGTACCCAGACAACATAAAGCTATCTTTCAACGAAGCTTTTGCTGATATGGGAAAGGCAATGGAGAAGTTGTCTCCAGCAGAGAAGGAGGAGTTTTTTGGAAACGGTACTAAGTATGTAAACTTTGAAATACTGCATCCTGCAAGTGCAAATGCAGTTGCTTATGGTGTTACCGAACTACGTCTTCACAACATACAAGAGTATGATGAAAATGGAAATGTAAAAGGAACAGATATACAAGCAGCAAAAAAATTAGATCAAGCTCTTAAACAAGTTGAAGCGGAAAGTCAAGATACCTACGATATAAAATCAACTGACCTTTTAAGTTTAAAACAAACTAAAGATTACGAAAAACAGAAAGAAGAGCTGCTCAAAGATCTTAACAACGTTAGAAGTAGATATCAGCTCGCTAAAGGAGATAAGTTAGGATTATATTTTCAAAACTTTTGGTCTAATTTTATCAAGAACAATGCCAAAACATACAAATACGATATACCAGACAACGTACTGCAAAACCTTATAAACAGATGGGCTTTTGGAGTAAAAGACCCGCCAATACCACAACTAAAAAAAGAAATAGACAATCCAGAGTTTAGTGATTGGGTTACGACTTTTGACAAAGGTGGTAATGTTAAAGATCAGAAGAAGATAGCAGTAGAACCAGTTTCTGATATATTTTTAAAGTTAGGTGTGTTTGTATTAGAAAGTATGGAAGGATTAATCGCAATCAATCCAAACGATATAGTAGCAAACACAAAAAAAGAATTAGCGTCTGCCATTGAGCAAATCAAACAGCAAGCTAAAAATGGCAAAATACAAGACGATGATGCTCCACTGCGTTTTTTAAGATCAGAACTCAAAAGAATTGAAAAAGCAGGAGGATTTGAAAAGATTGTTCCAACAGAGGGTGTCGTGTTTAAACACAAAGACAAAATATATAAACTCACTGGAACATTTGCACCAGTCAACCAAATCATAGGATACATTAAATTCGGAAGATAATGAAATTGAAACCACTATTAGAGAAAAAAGAAGCAATTGCAACGTCACCAAATACAAACATGACATTGCATTACGATCCTCAGTTTACTGAGGTTGGAGAAGAAGGTAAGCCTGAGTTTAGCTTTACAATTACAATGTCATCTGTAGGTGGTAAGGAGTTTTACAGAGTGGTTGCAAGTAAAGAAGAGGAAAAGAAATTAGCCGAGGCTGTGAAGCTTGAGCTTCGAAGAGCTTTAAGGAAGTTTGACAAACGAGTTGAAGGAATCTTAGAGCAGTACAACATAAAAACAAGATAAAAAATAAAGGTTATGAGTAAGCGAATTAAACGCAAAGAGGGTGACGTTTGGGAAGAAAAAGGAAAAACTTGGACAATTAAAGACGGCATCAAACAAACAGTTACAAAGTTTACAGAGGCACGAAAGTCGTTTTTAACACCACTTAGTTGTCCAGAGTGCGGAAAATCGATGAAGAGTCATTGGGACGTAAAATTCTGGAAAACTCACAGAACTTGTTGGGATTGTGTGATCAAAGCAGAGCATGAAATCAGAACACAAGGGAGGTGGGCAGAATACGAACAAGCAAAGGTGTCAGCTAACGCAGCTGCTTTCTTAAAGGAGGTCAGAGAAACGTTAGAGGAGTATGCAGGCAGCAGTAAGGAAGATACTTACGTGACTGAAAAGGGTAAAGTTGAAAAATGGAGTAATCCAGACAACAAAGTTATTCGTCAGTATATCGATACAGAGATTGAAAAGTTAGAAGAAAAGGTAAAAAAGCTAAACGAGCGATGAACGAAGAGTCAAAGGGGTTATGGCACAATATTAGAGCTAAGCGAGCTAGAGGTGAGAAACCAGCACGCAAAGGATCTAAAGCGTACAAAGATGCGGTAAAAGCTGCAAAGAAAATCAACGCTGAAGAAACCGTATTGTATCGCAGCGAATCTCTTCGATTAGAGATTGTGGAGCATTTAGAACCGGTAGTGTTCCAGGAAGCAGTATATAATGGACGTAAAGTAGAGCTTAATAAAATCATGCGTGGTGATGTTAAGAAATTCAAAGTTTATGTCAATGCTGGATCTAAAACAGCTGATGGTGAAATTAAAGCAAAGAAAGTTAATTTCGGTCAGAAAGGAATGAAGATCAAGAAAAGCAATCCTGAGAGACGTAAGTCATTTAGAGCTAGACATAACTGCGATAATCCAGGACCGAAAACATCCGCCAGATACTGGTCTTGCCGAAAATGGTAGTATTTATATAAAACAATAAAATTTAACATGAATAGCGTATACAAACAATTACTGCAAGCAAAAGGCTTGCTAACTGAGGATTTTGAAAAGGATGCTAAGGACATTATGGGCAATGACCTTGCTGGGGCAGTATCAGCATTAAAGACTAAAGCTAGTGATAAAGAATTTCAATCGGGTGCTACAGCTGGTCAAGAGGATGGATCAGACAACGATGAAAAGGTAACATCAAACGAGACACCAATCCCTGCAACTAAAATGTTTCCAACTCAAAAGGAAATTGGATTTGGAAACAGCTTAGAAGATCTTGTAAAAGATAAGTATGAGCAGATTGACAACGCCTTCACAAACCCAGTAAAGATGTCATCTCCAGACGGAAAGCTACCAATTCTTGCAGCTGATATAGGAGGAGAGATAGCCATACTCGATGGACACCATAGATGGTCATTATGCTTTATGATTAATCCAGACGCAGAGATGTCATGCGATGTTTTGAAAGGTGACTTTGACACTGCAGAAGACGCTCTTAAAGCAATGCAGTTTGCAATCGCAGCAAAAGCTGGAAAGGTTGTGACTAAAAACTTTGAAGGAAAAGATTTGATGTCAGTATCAACCGAAGAAGTTGAAAAGTATGTAGAAGAGAATATTGTACGATCAGCTGTTGCAAAATTTGCTAAATATAAACCAGAGATACTATCAAAAGCTGGAATCAAAAAGCCTAATAAGGAGAGAGACTTGGATGATACAAAAATTAAAAAAGCTATTGCACGTTACATAGGAGTATCGCATAAAAAGATCAAAGCGATGGTAGGACCTTATACAAGAACCATCATGCCACAAGCTGGTGCCTCAGGTACTTCACAGGATGATGTAAACAAAGCATTAGCTCAAGGAGATATCAACTTTAACGAACCATACCTAAAGGAAGCATTGCAAAAAAGAGCTGGAATAATAAAATAACTATGAAACTAAGAGACTTAATACCACTAAAAGAAGCGCAAGACGATCAATTGTGTATGGAGTACTTTCGTAAATTTGGAGAGTGTTGTAATTACAATGCTGTCTTCGATTACGTAGGAATAAAAGATGATACAGAAATTTACACAGCCGATCTTACCAATTTTGGTGATTTGAGCTTAGTAGTAGCAAAAGCTTACATTGTAGCTAAGGTGACTAAGAAACATGCAATGTTTGGTTTAGTATATGTGTTGAATGGGCTTGCGAAATTAGACGCTACAATTTGCCGTATTAAACGTACGGAAAAGGATGGACACGTAAATTTAGAAGCAATTATGTTTGACAGCGAAGACACAAAAAACTTCAGTGGTAACGATGTTAAATTCAAAAACGTGATCAAATGAAGAGAACAAAAAAACAACTCCAAGAAGAGGCGGCAAGATTATTAATCCGTAAGTATGTTCGTGAGATGTTGAAAGAGGGTGCTGGAGGAGCACCTGAAGCAGAGGAAGAAGAGGCAGCTGCTGATGCATCCACTGAACCTGAAACAGAAGATGAACCTGCAGACGAACCAAAGAAGCCTGAGCCAGAAGAAGCTCAAGATGAACCTGGACTAGAAGAGGAGTTAGCAGAGTTGACTGATTCATATATTAAGAAACTTAAAAATGCACAAGCAGCAGTTGATCAAAGTGATGTGATTGAAATCATGGCACAACTGATGGACAGCTTTGGCTATGGAAACCAAGACAAGCTGACAGTATTACAGGGTGTTAAAGAAATGACTATACGATGAGCAAACTTAACAAACTTATAGAGAATGGCGTTAAGTCTTTGATGGTTAGAAATCTTGAAGAAAAAGCTGTATCAAAAAACCAACAGCAGTTTATGGGGATGGTGCATGCTTACAAGAAAGGTGAAATGAAAGATGCACCAGCCAGTGTTAAAAAAGCTGCAAAAGGAATGACTAAAAAAGCAGCTAAGGATTTCGCAAGCACAAAGCATAAAGGATTACCAACGAGAGTAGATGAAAGTGTTGTTGGTGACATCCTAATCATAGCAGATGAGAACAACACCTATGAGAAATTCACAGCAGAATTAATCAAACAGAAATATATCATGCCAGATGAGCTAGAAGATCCAGAAACTGAAAAAGAACTTCGTGCAATGTATGATGGCGTTAAGGATGGTAGCTCTATTAATGAAGCACTAGCACCAACTAACAATCTAAAAAGCAAAATGCCTGATCACGTTAAAGGATGGGCTAAATGGGTTGCACAGCACTCAAACGGTGAATGGTGGTATTATGATTCAATACCTCGTTTAGTACCAGGCACTGGATGGAAAAACAACGATAGAGATGGTTATCAGTTTGGTAGCGGTATAAAGACAGCACCACAGGGTTGGGAAAAGTCTAGTCAAGAATTGAAAGAAAACAAGATGATCAAAGAGTACACGGACAAGAACTTCTCAGGAAGAGAGTTAATAAATAAAGTCAACTCAAAAAAGCCAGATGCAGAAGGAGCTAAATTTATTGAGGAGTTCTTTCCTAATGGATTTAAGAGTCAACAAAAAGCAGTCCAAGCTTTGAGAGCGAGTGATGCAAGCCCTATCAAAAAGAGAATGGGACAATATGCTCCAATGTTTGTGCACGTACAATTCCATGAATTTACTGATCAGGCTGGTGAGAAATATGGAGTTCATCAAACACAATACTACAACTCCAACTTCAAGGATAAGCCGGGAGGAGAAAATTTTAATCCAAGTGTTACTGAGCTATACATCTACAAGCGAAAAGATCCAAACAACCCATCACCACAAGCTCAAAAAGACCAAGCAATCGGAACAATACTTGTTAAGACGGATGAGTATATAAAAGATCTTGAGCTACTAAGACGTGGAGGGCAATTAGGTCAGCGTGTAAGCGAATCAACCAAAGAAAACAAGATGAACACAAAAACAGAGTCAATCGTAAAGCGATTAAAGGAAGATACCGAATACCAAAAATTCTTCAAGTCAGCAATGGACAAGTTTGGTGTGAAATCTCCAAAAGAGTTGAGCGATAAGAAAAAGAAAGAGTTTTTCAACTACGTAGATAAAAACTACAAAGCGAAGAGCGAAGTTAAAATAACAGAAGAATACTTTCCAGCCCATGCACAGGACTCAGCTGAATTAAAGAAAGCAAAAGCAGCATTAGCAAATTGGTTTAATAATATCAAATCAGGAGACGTATCAATGCGAACTAAGGTACAACAGCTTGATGTTTTGAGCGACCTTATTGATGATTATGCTTACGAATACGCTCAAGATTGGGCAAGCGGCAACATGATTTAAACACATAAAGCATTAAGTTATGACTATAAACAGATACCATATTATCGGGCTTGCGTTGTACACAGCGTTAATCGTAACACTCACCTATTTATTATTAAGACCTAACACCAATGTGAATGGGCTATCAACACAAGATCAAAAATATGTGGATAGTCTAAACATACGCATTGGAGAACTGGAAGGTCAGCAAAAAGTGAGTGACAGCTTAATAGCTAATTACAAAAAGGATATAGAAGTATTGGATCATAAAATTGATTCAACTAAAAACAAAGTTATACAAATACGCAAGGATTATGAAGGCAAAATTAAAGATATTAGTAGGTACACTCCTACTCAGCTCGATAACTTTTTCACAGACAGATACAAGTAATCAATTAAGCAAAGACTCTACTGTATGTTTACCAGCTAGCATTGCTAGGCAGGTAGCGGCAGATTTGGTTTCCTATGATTTGTGCAAGGAAGAGCTAACTAGCACTGAACAGCTTAACAAGCTACTGAATGAAAAAAATGAACAGCTATCGAAGGCATTTCTTGAAAAGGAGAAACAGTATGACCTGTGCAAAGTTGAAGTTGATTTGCTTAAGGAGAAAAGCGACGTATATGAGCAGGCTGCTATTGATCTAGCAAATAAGAATCGTAAATTAAAAAACACATCTATTGTATTAGGAACGACTACCGGAGTATCTGTGTTATTGGTAGTACTATTATCGATATTGAAATAATGAGTCAAGACGTAAACCTAAAACAACTTATAAGAGCTGAGTACATCAGGTGTGCTAAGGATCCGGTTTATTTCATGAAAAAATACTGCCTGATTCAGCATCCAACTAAAGGAAAGATACCATTCAAGTTATTTCCATACCAGGAAGAGCTTACAAATGATATTCAAGAAAACGACAGGGTAGTCATACTCAAGTCAAGGCAGCTAGGGATATCAACCTTATCAGCGGGGTACTCGTTGTGGACTATGCTGTTTCAGAGTGACAAAAACATACTTGTAGTAGCGATAGATCAAAACACATCCAAAAACCTTGTAACAAAGGTTAGTGTAATGTTTGAGAATCTACCTAGTTGGCTTAAAATGAGAACCACTGAAAAGAATAAGTTATCGCTTAGACTTGCAAATGGATCACAAATCAAAGCTGTAGCAAGCTCAGGAACATCAGGACGTTCAGAAGCATTATCGTTAGTGATTATTGATGAGGCTGCGTTCGTTGATAATGCAGAAGAGTTATGGGCATCACTACAACAAACGCTATCAACCGGAGGTAGAGGTATCATACTTAGTACACCAAATGGAACCGGTAACTTCTTCCACAAAATATGGGTAAAGTCAGAGGAAGGGCGAAACTCATTCTTTACCAAAAGGCTTCCGTGGCAAGTACATCCAGAAAGGGATCAAGAGTGGAGAGATAGACAGGATGAGGAATTAGGATTGAGACTTGCAGCACAGGAGTGTGACTGTGATTTTAGCACATCAGGTAATACAGTCGTACATCCAGAAATGCTAACATTCTACAGAGAAACCTACATGCAAGATCCACTAGAAAAGCGTGGTTTTGATAGTAACTTATGGGTATGGGAGATTCCAAACTACTCAAAGGACTATGTGGTCGTAGCCGATGTCGCCCGAGGAGATGGATCTGACTTTTCAGCTTTCCACGTAATTGATATAGAAGAAGCAACTCAAGTAGCAGAATATAAAGGACAAGTCACAACAAAGGATTACGGAAATATGCTTGTGTCCATAGCTACGGAATACAATGACGCATTGCTAGTAATAGAGAACGCAAACATAGGATGGGCAACAATACAACAAGTAATAGACCGTGGATATAGAAACCTTTATTACACACCAAAAGATATAGGCCTCGATTCAGATCGTTATCTAGCTCGAGCCACGGATGTACAAAGAACAAAAGATCAAGTAGCAGGGTTTACAATGTCATCAAAAGTGAGACCTTTAATTATTTCGAAGATGGAGTTGTATATGCGAGAAAAAAGTTGTATAATAAGGAGTAGAAGATTGCTTGATGAGCTTGGTGTATTTGTATGGCGAAATGCACGAGCAGAGGCACAATCAGGATATAACGATGACTTGGTTATGAGTTGGTGTATGGGATTATGGGTTAGAGACACAGCCTTAAAGTTAAGGCAGGCTGGAATAGAGCTTACTAAGAGAGCATTAACCCATGCCAAATCGACCGGTGTATATAAGTCTGGCCAGACAAACACTGCATGGAAGATGAATACTAATAAGGGTGATCAAGAAGACTTGAATTGGTTATTGTAGCCTATTTATAAATAAATAATAAAATTAGATGGCAGAGAAAGATTCCAATCTATTTAATAGATTAAGAAAACTCTTTAGTACCGATGTAATTATTCGTAATGTCGGAGGAAAGCAGTTAAAAGTAATCGATACCGACCGCATACAATCCTCTGGAAACTTAGAGAATAATTCGCGAGTGGATAGGTTTCAACGTATGTATGGAACTGGACTTACAGCATACTCTGGTATGGGTCAAGTCTTACAGGCAACTCGTTTAGAGTTGTTTCGTGATTATGAAGCGATGGATACAGATAGCATTATATCATCCGCTTTAGACATATATGCAGATGAGTGTACTGCAAAAGATGAGTTTGAGGATACCTTAACAATAAACACAACAAACGATCAAATACAGAAAGTCCTTCATAATTTATTTTATGACATAATGAACATTGAGTTTAATTTATGGCCATGGGTACGTAACACACTAAAGTATGGAGACTTTTTCCTTCACCTAGATATAACTGAGAAATTCGGTATCACAAACGTAGAGCCAATCTCAGCCTATGAGATGATTCGCGAAGAGGGAACAGATCCACAATTTCCTAACAAAGTGACTTTTAAAAGAGATTTCACTGTAGGGATGATAAATTCTAGCACAGTGTATCGTAGAGATGTGGAGGAATACGACAACTATGAGATTGCTCACTTTCGACTACTCAACGACACTAATTTCTTACCATACGGACGTTCCCTACTAGAACCTGCGAGAAAGGTTTGGAAGCAGTTAACTTTGATGGAGGATGCAATGTTGATTCACAGAATCATGCGAGCACCAGATAAGCGTGTTTTCAAGATAGACATCGGTAACATACCACCAAACGAGGTTGATGCGTTCATGGAGGCAATGGTCAATAAGATGAAAAAGGTGCCTTTTATAGACGAGAATACTGGAGATTACAACTTAAAGTATAACATGCAGAACATACTCGAAGACTTCTACTTACCGGTACGTGGTCAAGAAAATGGAACAGACATACAAACTACTCCAGGGTTGCAGATGGATGCAATTCCAGATATCGAGTATCTGCAGAACAGAATGCTAGGTTCGTTAAAAATTCCAAAAGCATACTTGGGATTCTTAGAAGATACTACTGGAAAAGCTTCACTAGCATCACAAGACTTTAGATTTGCACGAACAATCGAGCGTGTACAAAAAATTATAGTTTCAGAGTTAACTAAGATTGCAATCGTACACTTGTACGCACAAGGATTCACGGACGAGGAGATAGTTGATTTTTCATTAAAATTAACCCCACCATCAACATACTACGAAAGAGAAAAATTAGAGTTATGGACTAGTAAGGCGACTCTTGCAGGGGATTTGGTAGAGAAGAAGTTGTTTAGTAGATTTTGGTGCTACGAACACATTTTCAATATGTCACCAGAGCAGTGGATGGAAGAGCAGGAGCGTATTGCAGCAGATTCAAAGGAATTCTTCCGTCTTGAGCAGATTAAAACCGAAGGTAATGATCCAAAGAAGACTGGACAATCATTTGGTACGGCACATGACATTGCTAGTCTATACAAAGGTGATGCAGGAGTTCCAAAAGGATACGATGAGAAAGAGGTTCCGGAAGGAGGATGGCCTGGAGCTGGAAGACCGGAAGAGCCTGGAACCTATGGAAAACATGAACATCCACTAGGTTGGGACCCAATGGGACATAAGCAGAATAAAGCAGCTGGAAAGGTTGTGTATGAGTCTCAGAGTTTGGATCAATTTAAAGGATTAAAGGATTCTTTAAAAAAATCACAAGCTGTACGTAGCACATACGCTCCGGATCAGAAAAACCATGGGCTTCTTAGCGAAGAAAACCTCCTAGATGAGTAGTCTTTATAAATTCCGACATATTTATTACTAGGACATATATATAATATGAAGAAATCGACGCACTCGAAGATCAAGAACACTGGCATACTATTTGAGCTATTAACACGCCAAATCACAGCCGATACCTTGACTGGATCAAACAACTCACCAGCGCTAAAAATTATTAAAGAATTTTTTGCAGCTAAAAACGTACTAGCTAAGGAGTTGATGCTCTATCAAACACTACTTAACGAATCATTCAAGACACACAATAAAGCTGAATCATTAATCAGTAGCACTCTGAAAATAAGAAAGCAGCTAGACGAAAAGGAGCTTAATGAAGCAAAATACAGCTTGATTAAGGAGATTAAAAAGCACTACGATCTTAAAGACTTTTTCAAATCAACAATCAACAACTATAGAGTGTATGCTTCTATTTATCGAGTGTTCGAAGGATCTGGAATCACACATATAGGAGATGTCGTAAGAAGCCGAGAAACTATTGTTGAGCATATTATCAACCGTAAATCAGTCTCCCAAGAAAGCTCAAACGAGTACTTACGTGAAACTGAGGAAGTACGTTTGTTGGCGTATAAGTTAATGCTTGATAAATTCAACGACAAGTACGCGGCATTATCAACAGCACAACAGACCGTATTAAAGGAATACATTAACAATGTCAGCAACACAACAAAGTTGCGTGACTTTGTGGTAAAGGAAAGTATCACACTACAAAAGCTGTTAGCAAAGAATAGTGGTACAATCAAAGATCCAGTAACTAGCATAAAATTATCGGAGGTTGTTAGTTTGTTAGATCGCAATAAAAACATCAAACGTGTTGAAGAGGGTCACGTACAATCACTTCTTCTTTACCATGAATTGTTAAAAGAGTTAAAATGACAATCGAAGAGAAAATAGAAATAAGAGAGTATATTAGACAGCAAGCTGAGAAGATGCGGAAGGAAAACACCACCGCAAATATCGCTACTTATGATACTCCAAACGCATTTACTGGAGACGAGGATGATGAGGGAACGCAAGCTGTTGATCTTACCGATCCAGAATACGCATACTCTATTAAAGGACCAAAGAACAGAAATCCTAAATACTCTGTTAAGTTGAACGAAGCATCCTACAACGATTTTAAAAGAGACGAATCGCGATCTAGCATACAAAAGATTAATGCCAACATCTTAGAGGTAAACAAAAATATCCGTGAATTGGCTCGTATGCTCAATCACAGTATAAAATTAAAAACAGAGCAAAGATTAGACAATAGCATCCACTGGAAGCGTACAAATGAGGCTCTAAAAAAGATGCATTACAGAATCTCAGTGTTGTCTGAAAAAGCTAACGAGCTCTACGATCTAAATGAAGCTACTGCACAGCAATTAAAAACACAATTGCTAACTATTTTTAAAGATGCAGGGTACACGTTAACTGCTAACGACATAGAGTATAACACGGCTGGAGCTGATGTGTATGAGTTTGACGTTATGATTAACGGAGAGCCATATGCAATTGATTACGACAGAGGTAGTTTAGTTTTTCAAGACTACAATGAAGAAGTACCACTTGGAAACATTAAGCAACCCGAAATGGTAGTTCAAAACATTCAAAAAACACTACAAGTATGAAAAGAGTATTAATTGATTATATAGGGTCTATTGATGTGACTCCGCAGCAGATTAATGAATCAATGAACAAGAACAACGGTAAGTTAATCGTATCCGGCATCATGCAACGAGCTAGTGACAACTCAGAGAAAAACTTCAACCAAAACGGACGAAGCTATCCTCTAGGCATTCTTAAACCAGAGTGCGAAAAGTATAAGAAGACCTTTATTGCAGAGCGTCGAGCGTTAGGTGAGCTAGATCATCCAGATTCTCAAGTAGTAAACCTATCCAACGTGTCACACAATATATTGGATCTTTGGTGGCAAGGAAACGACTTGATGGGTAAGATTGAAATACTAGGAACACCATCAGGAAACATAGCTAAAGAGCTATTGAAAGCCGGTATCCGATTAGGTATATCATCTCGAGGAATGGGATCAGTTAAAGAGCTTGGTGAAGGTAAGGTAGAAGTTCAAGATGATTTTGAAATCGTATGTTGGGATTTGGTTAGTAATCCATCCACACAAGGAGCGTTTATGAACCCATCACTTAATGAGAGTGTTCAATCAAGAACAAATAACAAGTACACAAAGATTAATTCACTAATCAGTGACATAATAACAGTAATGCAATGAAAAACGAAATTCTAAAACAACTAAGTGAAGCAATAGATAGCTCACGAGCAGAAGGATCTGCAAAGCTACGATTAAGTGAAAAAGCTCAGGTACTTCAAGAACTGAAGGAGTACTCAGCGTTAGGAGAAGTAATCTATCGTAGTGAAGGTTTGAAAGAAGCTGCTAGTCGCATATCTGAGTTAGTAGAGAAAGCCGAAAGAGTGGCATTGCAAGAGACAGAGGAATGGTTTGATGAAGTGACTGTCAAGCGTAACATGAAAGAGCTTGCCAACAACAACAAAGAATTCACTAAAACTGTATCTGAAATTAGCAAACTACAACAACGCCTAGAATCTTTGTACGAAGAAATGGGCAATAACCTATCACGCTACTATGAAATTAGTAACTAATACGAAGATTGTTAACGACCTTTTAGCTGAGGTGTTGCTTGAATATAGTATACTTGAGGGAAACCCATTCGCTGCTGCTGAGGAGGATGAAGGTGGAGGTGAAGATGCTGGAGGCGATGCTAAAGCTGAGGGAGGCAAAGAAGAAGAAAAAGCCGATACTAAACCAAAAGATGGCGGTGATGAGCTATCGATTAAATTCGATCAATCAGCGGTCAAAAAATACAACACAAATACTGATTGGAAAGCAAGTGAGGCTCTAGTCAAAAAGATAACAAAGAAAGGTGTTGAGGTGGATATAAACGGAACAAACATATTGGTAAACTTTGACGACATCACAGAAAGTGCAAACAAGTTTTTTAGTAGGAGTCTAAGAGAAGCTGAAGAAGATCTAGATGCTGAGGATAAAAAGCAGATCAAAGATCTTGAAGCTGAGATGGGAGCTGTTGCAAAGGAGTTAGGATCAGCGTTTGATAGTGCCCAAGACAAGATCGAACAAGAGATAGAAGAAATGCCTGACGACAAATTAAATGAGCATAAGCAGAAACTCAATGAAGTGATAGGGGTTACTGCAATCATAGGCCTTATACTAGCATTACCTAAACTAGTGGAGATTACCACAAAGGCTGTGTCTAAGCTAGTTAAGTTAATTAAAAAATTCACTAAAGCAGATCCACCTAAAACAAAAGAGGAGCAGGCAAAGTGGGCAGCTAAAATCATAGACTTTACACACAAATGGCATAAAGCTTATATTAAAGCATTCTACTATATGTTCAAGTTTTCTGGACTCTACAAAAAGGCTGGTATTAAGGATGAAACAACGAGGATGAAAGTTGCTAAAATTATGTACTACACTGTAATTGCAGGTTTAGCAGTATCAGCAGGAATTGGTGCGATAGGAGCTTTCAAGGCTGGAATGAGTCAAGCAGCTCACGGAGGAGAGTTTGCTCTTGGTACTTTTGAAGGCATAATGGCTTCTGTAAAGACTGGAGAGGTTGCAGAATTTTTAGGTGAAATGGGTGCAGGTGTAGCAGGAATAGCAGCAGAAGCTTAAAACAAACCGATTACAATACAATAATTTTTTTACAAAAACAACGCTCAAAACGCGTTTTGATTATTTCTTATACTATGTATGAGTAAATACGCTATCCTTATATGGCGTCCTAAAACAAACAATTCACATTGCAACTCCAATAGTTGTAGGACGTTCTAAAAAATCAAAAATGAACAAATTATTAAAAGATGCAATCGCAGACGCAAAAGCTGTTAGAGAAACTGCTTTAGCTAATGCAAAGATGGCACTCGAAGAAGCATTCGCTCCAAAGCTGCAATCAATGCTTTCTCACAAAATCAAAGAAGAGATGGAAGAGGAAGAGCCGATGGCAGAAATGGAAGACGAAGATGAGATGACAATGGAAATGGATTACGAAGATGAAATGAAGTCTGAAGGTGAAGGCGGAGACGCTGAAATGGAAGATGAGGTTGAATCAGAAGAAGACATGGAAGTTTCTGATGAAGGTTCTGAGGAAGAGGCATCAGCTGAAGCCGAAGAAGAAGAAATGTCTGATGAGGAATTAGAAGAGATTCTAAGAGAATTAGAAGGCGAAGAAGACGAAATGGCTACTGAAGGTGAAATGGCTGATGAAGAAGATGCTATGAACGAAGAAGAAGACATGGAAGCTGAAGAAGAGGAAATCGACTTAGAAGAAATCATCCGAGCTCTACGCGAAGAAGAAGGTGAAGAGGATACGATGGAAGAAGAGGAAGACATGGAAGCTGAGGCTGAGTTAGAAGAGGCTTATGAAGTTATCAAATTCTTACGAAGCAAACTTAACGAAGTAAACTTGTTAAACGCTAAATTACTTTACGTGAACAAGCTATTCAAGAGAGCTGAATTAAGCGAGGCTAAGAAGGTTAAGATCATCGAAACTTTTGATCGAGTGACAAATGTAAGAGAAGCTAAGTTGGTATATGCTACATTGGCAGAATCAATGACACCAAATGCTCCGATTGCAAACAACAAGAAAGTTGTGAAACGTACAAAAAGAGGATTGACTGAAGGTATCGCTTCTGCTCCAAGCAAAGCTACTAGAAAGCCAATCATTGAAAACACAGTTTACAACCGATTTAACGAATTAATTAACTACAACAAGTAAAATAAAACCAACGAAAAAATGAATTTATTCGAAGGAATGGGAGAAACCAATAGAAGTGTAGAAAACAAAGCACTTATCTCCAAATGGTCTAGAACAGGCCTACTAGAAGGACTTGGTTCTAAGAGTGAAGAAGCTACTGTAGCTGTCATGTTAGAAAACCAAGCAAAACAACTTTTGAAGGAAGGATCTGCTACTACAGCTGGTACCGCTGGTGCTGGATATGAGCAGTGGACTGGAGTTGCTCTTCCGTTGATCAGACGAGTATACGCTGAAATCGCAGCAAAGGAATTTGTTAGCGTTCAGCCAATGAACTTGCCATCAGGATTAGTATTCTATCTTGACTTCAAATACTCTAACGATAAAAACCCATTTGGATTTGATCCAGAAGGACAAAACCAAACTGGTACATTACAAGGTATCACAGACACCACTGGAGATCCGTCTGATGGTCTTTACGGAGCTGGTCGTTTTGGGTACTCTATCAAGAATGTTGCAGGAACTGCTGGTGCAATAACAACTGGATCAGTGAGCGCTGCTGACGTATTCTACGATGGTAACTACACTGCATCTATTGCACAATACGCTGCTGTAGCTGTAGCAACATCATCTATGTCAGCACTTGATTTAGAAGGTGTTCGATCTTTCCGATTATTCTCAGGATCTACTGAATTAACTGTACTTCCTGCATTTACGCAAGTAGTGGGTGGTAACGTACAATTCGTTGTAACTGGAACTGCAGTATCAACTGGATCTTTCACAGCTAACGTATCTTACTCAGTACAGCCTACTAACGATGACAGAGGTGACTTCGAAGCTAAGCCAGTTTCTTCTACAAACAGAGACTTAGATACAGACTTGAACATTCCAAGCATCGAATTGCAAATGCGTTCGATTCCAGTAACTGCTAAGACTCGTAAATTGAAAGCAAGCTGGACTCCAGAATTCGCTCAAGACCTTAACGCTTACCACTCTGTGGATGCTGAAGGAGAATTGACAGCTATGTTGTCTGAGTACGTTTCAATGGAAATTGACTTAGAGATCTTAGATATGTTGATCAACTCTGCAGCTACACAAGACTACTGGTCAGCTAAAGTTGGTCAAGAGTATGACGCTGCTTCTAACTCGTTTGTACAATCTCAATTCAACGGTCAAGCATATATCCAAGGTACTTGGTTTGCAACTTTAGGTACTAAAGTTCAAAAAGTATCTAACGATATCCACGCTAAGACTTTGAGAGGTGGTGCTAACTTCTTAGTATGTTCTCCACGTATTTCAACAATCATGGAATCAATCCCAGGATTTGCTGCTAATACAGACGGAAACAAAATGAAGTATGCAATGGGAGTTCGTAACATAGGATCGATCGCAAGCTCGTACGATGTTTACAAAAACCCTTACATGCAAGAGAACACAATCTTGATGGGATTCAGAGGTAGCCAATTCTTGGAAACTGGAGCTGTTTATGCACCATATGTTCCATTAATGTTGACTCCTTTAGTGTACGATCCAAACAACTTTACGCCACGTAGAGGGGTAATGACAAGATATGCTAAACTTGTAACAAGACCCGAGTTTTACGGACGTATCAACGTTGCTGATCTTAACATCCTTTAAGAGAGTAATACTCACGATAAAATTAGCCCTTCTTCGGAAGGGCTTTTTTTATGCCTACTTCTACGGCTTTGGTGTTCTACGGACATAGTTATAAGCATGGAAAAGCATTACATATATAAACTAACAAGCCCAAGTGGCAAGGTGTACATCGGTCGAACAAATGATTTTGAAAAAGAATGATAAGCCACCTAAGTACAGCTAATCAGGGGGAGAAGCGAAAGTTGTACACTGCAATTAGAAAGTACGGATGGGATAATTTTACAAAAGAAATTATAGCAGAAATACAAGGAGAGAGGGCAGCACAAGTGCAAGAATTGTACTACATTACAGAGTATAATAGTTTTCATAACGGATACAACTGCACAATCCAGACCGGAGGAGGTGATAACTGGAAAGACAAAAGAGGTACGGAGCAATGGAAGGAGTTTAAAGCCTTGATGAAATCTTTAAATCAATCAGGAAGAATGCACGGAAAGACCCACACCCCAGAAACAAAAGCCAAACTACGAGCAGCAGCAAAGGGCAGATTCTCCCTCCCTTGGTTCCAAGACAAGTATGGACAAGAAGAAGGTTTAGCTAAATACGAAGAACGTAGAAACTTCCTCAAGAATCGAAAAATAAACAAAGACGCCAATGGTAAATTTATCCCCTCCTAGTGAGGGGTTTTTTTTGGAAAAAATTAGGTAAACTGTTGCAAAAACGAATATAAGGGGTGATATTTACTATGTCAAAAGAGATAGAGTATAAATTAAAAATAATAAGTTATGAGAGAAGTATTAATTAAAGGTTTAGGATTAAGTTGTTTAATTATTTTAGTATATATTATAGGATTTATATTATTGTTCGGTGAATAGTTAATTAGGGATTAAAGTTAGTAAAATAAAATTTGTATATTTAGGTATAATTAAAAAGTTAAATTAAAAATAAAGGTTATGAAAA